CGATCAGGTGGCCTCTATTCCTGTTTCTAAGCCGAAACCAAAACGAAAACGTAAACCCAAATCGGATGGCGATAACAATTCATCACACAGTGGGAGCAGCAAACGCGAACTCCTATCTGAGTCTGGCTGACGCGAGTGGAATTATTGAAGGTTTTGTCGAGAACGATTATGTAACTGCATGGTCAACCGCGACTACAGATCAAAAAAATCGTGCTCTTTATACAGCAGCACAAAGAATTGATCGCGAAAGATTTTTAGGTGCGCGAGCTACAGACACTCAGGCAATGCAATGGCCGAGAACTGGTGTTCGCAAACCCGACAGGTATGTCAATACTTATGCAATCGGTTTTCCCTTCAGAGTTACAACCGATTACTACACTGATACTGAAATTCCTGTAGAAATACAGCAAGCACAATCGGTCTTAGCTGCATATTTGAATAACAATAAATCGAGTTTGGAATTAACTGGCCTCGAAGATTATAAAAATGTCTCAATCGGTGATTTAAATGTAACGCCGAACTTTTATGGTGCAGTTGGTCAAGATAAAATCCCCCCAATGGTGCAAATTTACTTCCGAGATCTTAGAGTAAGCGGACCCGGCAACGTAGCTATTCGCCGAAGTTAATCATGGCCTATTCCAACTATCCTGCTTCAATTATTATTACTGACCATACACAGGCATATACAGGCCGATTTGGAAAAGTAGTTGCATTGAAAGATTCGACTGTAACTCTTGTCTCGGACAATGTTACTAAGAATGGAACAACAACTATTAATGCGGTTCCTCTTAACGCGACTGCCGAGATTTGCGGTGTAATTACAAGTGTTACAGTTGCAAGTGGTGATGCAGTAATCGCGTACCGAATTTAATGGGATTAGCCGATTCTTTAAGAAGTGTTGCATCTAGTGTTTACGCGAAGTTCGGCACTTCTGTAACAGTCAGCATTATTTCCCATACAACTTATGACACAAGTTCGGGAAAAGTTCTTACCGCGATCACTGAAGCTTCTGTTAAAGCAATTATCTCGGATGTAACTGAAAAGAATGAAAAAGATACCTTGTTAAAAGTCGGTGATAAAAAAGTAAAAGTCGCAGCCGCAGATGTAACAACTAAACCTTCAACAAAAGATCGGGTGAAGATAAATAATATTGTCTTAGAGATAGTCGATATAAGAACAACCGAATTAGAGGGAAAAGATATTACTTACGAGATTTATTGCAGAGGTTGAATGGCAAACCGAGAAATTCAATACAATCAGATCGGCCCATTAATGGAAGAGCAGTTGGAGAAATTAATGCAAGTTACAGTATTTGAAGCCGATAAAGCATTGAAAAAAGCTAGTCCTGTAGACACAGGCCGATTTAGGGCAAGCTGGCAAGTCAGTCAGGGAGTAGAAAACATGGGCTCATCCGTATATCGGGAAAAATTTGCACTTAATACTAAAGGCCGCAAAAAAGGTACTGTTATTTATGAGACAAGTCCGAAACCTGTAAAAGTAAATTATCAAGGTCAAGAACGACTCGGCACTTTTTATAGTATTCATAACCCACTTGTCTATGCCGAACCTTTAGCTCTTGGTCATTCGCCACAAGCTCCTGATGGCTGGATATACAGTGTCGCGGTTAGAATGCAGAATATGGTCGATAGAAATTATCGTAAAATTATCAAGGAGATCTAATGGCGGCTGCAAATTTAAACGATATTCGGGAAACGATTGAAAGTCGGATTGAGGAAGAGTTGCGCGACAATAATCCACCATATCCAGTCGTCTATCAAAATATGAATTACACCCCAGAAATCGAAACTACTTGGCTGCAATGTCTTGTTAATTTTGTCGATTCTGAGTATCTAACTTTAGGAGGTGCAACCGATTCAGATAATAGAATTAGTGGAACTTTGATTGTAAATATTTTCAATAAAACGGGAATAGGTAATGGAGATAGCTTGATTATCGGCAAACGTATCCGCGACCTATATAATCGTATTAACATCTCTGGTATATTCTTTGAATCACCAGTCGGCCCCGAAGTGATGTCTTCACCATCACCTCAAGGCTATTTCCAAACCCAAGTGCGGTGCACTTTTCAAATTTACGAGGCTCTTTAACTCATGGCATTTATTCGCGGCGAAGAAGGTTCAGTTAAGTTCGATGATGCAGGTTCTAGTAATGCTGTAATTCTCGGCACTCGTAGCTGGAGTATGACCATGACTAAGGAAACTTATGAATGCACTTTGCATGGACATTCCGAGAAACGATATGTCGGTGGTCTTATTTCTGGAGACGGCTCGGTTGAACTTTATTATCAGGCGACATCTGGTGATGAAACAGCCGCTTTTATAGATGATGTTTTCCAAGTCGAAGACGATGGAACAGCTACTTTTGAGCTTTACACCGATGCTGCTAAGAAATTAAGTTTTGCAGGTATTATCACAAGTGCTGAATTTGGCGCGACTGTCGGAGAACTTCAAACCGTAACTTGCAACTTTATTACAAGTGGCGGCGTTACAAACGGCGTTTAGTATTAGTATATCTATAAATTAAATCGTCTAAATGGCTGCATCAACCCGAACTGTTGATCTGATTGCAAAATCGTTCGACTTAAATCAACGTAGAAAATACGAGTTAGTGTTTGAAGGTACAAAAATAGTCGATTTATATTTCAAACCTATAACGCGAGCCGATAGAAAAAGAGCAATGAATTTAGCGGGTAGTGAAGATGCCTTGCTAATTAGTACACAAATGTTGGTGCAATTAGCCGAATTAGAAGATGGTACTAAAGCTTTTGCACCAGCCGACATAGCAAAAATGCACCGCGAATGGCCTGAAAAAGTTTTAAACGATATTGAATTATTTTTATTTGAATTAACTAATGAACAATTGACAATTGATTCGGCAAAAAAAGATTAAAGGCCGACAGTTGGTTGAATTATGAATTTTCACTCGCTTGTGAATTAAAAATGACTGTTAGCCGATTGAGAACTGAATTAACCGAGGATGAATTTATCTACTTTGCCGCCTACCATGAATTAAAAGCCGAAAAAGAAAGAGATCAAATGGATCGCACACGAAGTAGAAGGTAGAATAACGGCATGACTTACGCAAATGTCGGATTAAGAATAAGAGATGAAGGTGCAACTGCGGCCTTAAGGAAAGTTAATACGATTGCTGGTCAAACTCAGTCGACTTTTCAAAAGTTAAAAGGTGCGATTGTAGGAGTTGGATTTACTCTGTTTGCGCGATCTGCTGTCAAAACAGCCGCAACTTTAAATGATTTAAAGCTACGACTTCGGTTACTTTCTAGTGAATATAAAGAATTTGGCTCGGCTCAAAAGATCGCGGCTGAAGCTTCACAAATATTCGGCTTAAGCAATATTGAAGCATTAGACGGCCTAACAAATATTTATGCTCGACTTCGGCCTTTAGGTATTGAATTAGAGGATATTAAATCGACTTTTATAGGCTTTAACTCAGTCGCCAAAATGGGTGGAGTTTCGGCCATAGAAGCTGCGGGTGCTTTTAGACAATTATCACAAGCACTCGGCTCAGGAAGATTACAGGGCGATGAATTTAGATCAATGGCTGAGAATGTGCCGATGTTGATGAAGGCCATTGGCGATGAAATGGGTGTACCAATCGGAGGATTAAAAGAACTTGCTTCGGAAGGACAAATAACATCTGACATTATTATTCGCGCTTTGAAGAAAGCTGCTGATGAAGCTGGCGATTCAATTGGAAAAATTGTTGCACAATCCGATATTCAAAAGTTTAAAGACTTCAGTAACGCGATGGAGAAATTAAGAGTCGCGATTGGAAATAAACTTTTACCCGTTTTAACTCCTTTTATTAAAAAATTAACCCAATTAGTAGAAGCTTTTACAAAATTACCCGAACCTGTTCAGACAGGAATAATCAGTCTGGCCGGACTTCTTGCATCATTAGCCGTATTAGGGCCACCGATTCTTCAGTTGTTAAAAACTCTCGGTGCTATGAAATTAGCATTTACGGCATTTGCTTTAAAAGGTAGTGCGTCTGCGGCATTACTTGTTGTTTTAAAAGTCGCTGCCA